CGACGCACAAATGCCCGACGCCCACTGTTCTCTTGCCTAGGGTATCTAGGTATACTTTGTTTCTGTAGCCCTCGTGTTTTTTTACTGATTCCAGTAATCTATCCATGTCCATTTTGTTTCTCCTTATAATCTCCTTTGAGATATGTTATTGTTCGCACCCACCCTGTTGGTATTGCGATGTGACGCCCACCTTCTTTGTCGCCGTCAAATTCTGAGTAGTCTGCCATTACTACAGTTCTTACATCATCTTTATACATAAGCCAACCAATTGAATGACAGGTAGCTAATCTTTCTTTTGCTATGTCCTCTATTGCATGCCAACCTGTCTGACCATCTTTGGCATCGAGCCACGTAACAAGGACCAATGGTTTATTCACCGAGAAACTTCCTTGCTTGTTCAATAACTTCTTTATAGCTTATTATTTTTTCTTGCTTTTTTCTTTTATCTTGGACCACGCGACTCTTATATTTAGGAGTGCGTAGGTCCTGTGCTATTGGATTTCTTTTTTTATCTTTGTTCATATATGATAAATAACCTCATCCACATCTAGCTCTCTCATTTTTACTTTATATGATCTTAAAAAGTCTTTTAAGGGCATATCAGAGTTCTCTAAGTGTGCTAAATGTAAGTTCTTATCATAACTATAGATAACAAATGCTTTCTCGTAGCAGTTATCTAAAAAGCTATCTTCTCTGTTTTCTTGTTCTTCCATTACCCAATCTGTAAATTTTATACTCATATCTTTCTCCTAGTTATTATGATCGTGTAAAGCATTTACACCTAAGTTTCGTAGACATTCTTCTTTAAACTCTACGACGTATTTACGTAAGTCCTTATCTTTTACCTCAGATAATTCTGTTAGTCTGTCTGCTACGTAAAACAAACATACTCTGTTATCTATTCTTGGATCGTCTTCCATGTTTTCCTTTCTAGGTTTCTAAATACAAAGGCGTGTAATCGCCCATGTGTGAACCTGCAATGTTAAAGTCGAAATATTCGACTGCTTCCTCATAGGTCATCTCACTACGTCCCATAAGTAACTCTAAAATTAGTTCCGTGTCGTAAACTACTCTTGTTCTTTCTCCGTCCCACACTACTCCCGCTATTGCTTCGTCGAAGCCCTCTGCAAATAAGATGTTCGGCTCGTCGTCGCCATAGAGATCTGTTATATCTGCGCGATTCATAGTCCTTTGATATCATGTTTTTGGAGCTTGGACAATGGACAAATTGTCTCATTCTTTTTCCTTCCATTTTTCTAGTAATTGCTCGTTTGTTGAATCGTCAATATAATAAGTATATCCATTAATATTAATATAGACCGTATTATCACCGACGACGTCTATTCGCATATTTCCAATGCCTATTTCAGTTCTTTCCATATTATCCTTTCTTTCTTAGTGAGCAGGGGGATTCTTTGACTACCCCCAACCTTTTCCCGACAAGTCAAACCTATATAAGTTGACTAGTACTTCAGAACCACCCTTGGACCCTTCAGACATTTGTCCATATCTTTCCTCAAGTGTGCCTTACTACCTCGTTACAGTTGTTCAGCCATGCTCCGAGAATGTTGCACCATCCTCATTTAATTATCTTTTATAATATATACATGGGATAGTAAAGGACTAAATAAGATTAATTGTAGTTAGTTGTGGATAACTTTCGCTTTGTATAGTACTTTTAATTTAAAATAAAAAAAAATAATTTTTATTTTTACAAATATGACGTAACCACGTAACCATAGCATTAATTTATTGAAATATAACAATTATATCGTTACTTTGACCACGTAACCAGACGTAACCAGACGTAACCACCCCCTATATACCTTTTTCAAATGCAATTTAATATTTAATATTATAAATAGTAAATAAATAATACTATACAGAGATGCTAAAGTGTATTAAAATGAAAACATGCCTAAAATAAGAGATGGTGCATTAACACCAAAACAAAGAGCCTTTGTAGAGATATTTGTTAAAGAAAACGGTCGTTTAACAGCTACAGAGTGTGCAAAACAGGCCGGATATTCTGAAAAATCTGCTATTTCACAGGCTTGTAATCTTCGAAATCCAAAGTATTTTCCGAAGGTTGTAGAAGCAATTGAAGAATTACAGCGTGAATATGCTGAAGCTAGTAAATTAGATTTTGTTAAGCATTCTAGAGAATTATCACGGTTGAGAGATGTTGCAGTAACTAATGGACAAATGGGTCCTGCTATAAATGCAGAATATCGCCGCGGTCAATTAGCAGGATTTTATGTTGATAGGAAAGAAGTTGTGACAGCCTCGCTTGATAATATGACTAGACCAGAACTTGAAGCTAAACTCAAAGAGATTAGAGATCATAATATTATCAATGGCGAAGCCATCGGCGTAGAAGTTAAAGAAATAAACGCAATAGAAAGTCCCCAAGAGGACGAATAATACTAGGTGCTATAAAAAATATCATTAAAATTAAAAAAATAATAACAAACCAGTTTATAGGCAATAATAACCACCACATTACCAAATTATACTGCTTGGTGTTTGATAATACCTTGTAGCTCTTGATCTGCAACTATCACAACAATATCTCT